GGTTGGACTAAACGGGGGGGGGCTTCGGCCCCTTCACCAACGATTAATGTTACGTATAATGTTCACCCAAAGTAAGTGACACTTAAACAAAAAGGAAAAACAATGAAATATTGGGAAGTTGAGAATCGAGGCTGTGAAGTTAGAATAGAATGGAATGAAAGTGCTACTTTTAATCTACAATCACCAATAGGTGGCGAATGGGTTGATTATCATTGCTTCACAAATTACAACATCGCTAACGAACAAGAAGCAATTGAACACGCTATGGAAGTTTTAGATGATTTGGAGTCTTGGGAATGATTTGCTTAGACATCGAAACCAACATGACACACGACACCATCTGGGTAGCTATAACAGAAGACTTAGAAACTGGTGTGGTTCTTGAGCATTACGAAGCTTCGACACTACAAAGCGTTTTAGACGCCACAGACTATGCCATGGGTCATAATGTAATAGGCTTTGACTTCCCAGTTTTGGAGCGTGTGTGGGGCATACAATTCCCAATAGACAAAATGCTAGACACGTTGGTTATGTCACGCTTGTACCAGCCAGTGCTAGAAAACGGTCACAGCTTGAAAGCATGGGGCAAGCGTTTATCTGGTGATGATACAAATAAAATAGAATTTACAGACTTTGATGGCGGTCTAACTGATGAAATGGTGGTGTATTGTAAGCAAGACGTTCACGTTAATATTGCATTGTATCACAAGCTAAAAAGCTTATTCATTAAAAGCGACTTTTCTTGGCAGTCTTTAGAACTTGAGAACTGGATTGCCTATATAACTTCTGAACAAGAACGAAATGGCTTCAAATTAAACGTTGTTAAAGCACAAGGTTATTTTGATGAAATTTCTAAGCGTATGGAAGAAATAGAGTTGCAAATGACGGCTACGTTTCCACCCGTAACAACTAAGCGTGTTTCTGAGAAAACAGGCAAGCCGCTAAAGGACCACGTTGAGTGGTTTAACCCAGCCAGTAGGCAACAGGTGGCTAAACGTTTAAAAACATTAGGCGCTACCTTTAAAGAATTTACTGAGACAGGTCAGGAGGTCATTAATGAAAAAACATTGCAAAGCATTGACCTACCAGAAGCAAGACTTCTTGAGGAATATTTCACGCTGCAAAAGCGACATGGATTATTTGCTGCTTGGCTTAAAGCCTTGGGAACTGATGGCAGAATACACGGTAGGGTCAATACTCTGGGTGCTGTTACATTCCGCATGACACACTCAAGCCCCAACATGGCTCAAGTCCCGTCTGTAGGCTCTGTATATGGCTCTGAAAGCCGTTCATGTTTCACAGTTGATGATGGCAATGTTTTAGTTGGTTGTGATGCTTCTGGATTAGAACTTCGTATGCTTGCTCATTACATTAATGACACATCATACACCAAGCAAATATTAGAAGGAGACATTCACACTTACAATCAACAAATGGCAGGGCTTGAAAATCGAAACCAAGCTAAGACATTCATCTACGCCACACTGTATGGTGCTGGCGATGCTAAAATTGGGTCGGTTGTTGGCGGTTCATCTAAACGTGGAAAACAATTAAAACAACAATTTGCCACAAACGTTCCAGCATATGGAAAGTTAGTTAAGAAGGTAACTGTGGCGGCTAAGACAGGCAAGGTGCAAGGATTAGATGGTAGATGGGTTAGAATTAGACACGAACACGCAGCCCTAAACACGCTGCTACAAAGTGCTGGAGCCATTGTTATGAAGGTTGCATTAGTAGAAGCGTATAAGGCCATGAGAGGCGCTGATATACCGTTTAAAATCGTTGCTAATGTGCATGACGAATGGCAAGTTGAAACGCCAAAGCATTTTGGCAAAGCTGTAGGTATGCAACTCAGACACGGCATAATAAAGTCTGGTGAATTGCTTAAACTAAATTGCCCGTTAGATGGTGAATATAAAATAGGAAACAATTGGGCTGAAACTCATTAGGAGTGAATGGAATGAAATATGGATCAGTTTGCAGTGGGATAGAAGCTGCTACAGTAGCATGGCACGAATTGGGCTGGGAGCCTCAGTGGTTTAGCGAGATTGAAAAGTTTCCATCTGCCGTTCTTAACCATCAATACCCCAATGTGCCTAACCTTGGTGACATGACGAAATTTAAGGAGTGGAAAGATGCAAAACCAATTGACATTCTTGTGGGAGGAACCCCGTGCCAAAGCTTCTCAGTCGCAGGTCTTAGAAAGGGGCTTGAAGACCCACGAGGAAACCTCATGCTCACCTATCTTGCAATGGCTGCACAATTTAAGCCAAAGTGGGTTATCTGGGAAAATGTCCCCGGTGTCTTGTCATCAAACGGAGGACGGGATTTTGGAACCTTCCTTGGGTCGTTGGGGGAAATCGGGTATGGGTGGGCCTACAGAGTGTTGGACGCTCAATACTTCGGAGTTCCCCAAAGACGCAGACGTGTGTTTGTTGTCGGATGTCTTGGAGATTGGAGAAGTGCAGGAGAAGTTTTATTTGAGCCCGAAAGCGTGTCGGGGCATCCTGCGCCGATCCGAAAAAAGAGGAAAGAAGTTGCCGACTGCATTACAGTTGGCGCTAACCAATACAGCGGATTTAATGGAGAACCCGTAGAGGATGCTGGCTACGCTTCTACCGTCGGCACTCTTTGCGCCAGGACCGGGCTATCTAATAGCGTTCAAGACGCAGGGCAGGGCCACTTAATAGTAGATGATGATATAGTTACAAGCCATATGGGTTTTGATTCTTATAATCAGGCTGTAACTGGAGATGTAGCTAAAACATTAAATACAGGCAGTGGTTATGATCAAGTACCTAATGTTCTTACAACTAAGATTTCTAAAAAACAGCAATGGCCTGCGGATACGACAGCAACGCTTAATGCCTCATTCGGGGATAAGATGGGGCTCGAGGACCAACACATAAACGGTGGTGCGTCAATGTTTGTGCCTATAGCCTTTGGATCGCAGAATAGCTCAAGGCAAGGTGACGGCGTGTCAATTCATGTCACACCAACTCTGGATACAAGCAAGACTCCATCAGTTCTATTAACGTCAAAAGTCCGTAGATTGACACCAATAGAATGCGAGAGGCTTCAAGGCTTCCCAGATAACTACACGGAAATAGCATACGGAAAGAAAACTGAGGAGGATTGCCCCGTAGGTCCACGATACAAGTCTTTAGGAAACAGCATGGCTGTACCAGTAATGAAATGGATAGGAGGAAGGATAGCACAAATTGACACCATCACAAATGAAAGCAAGAGAACGTCACTTACAAAAGCGTTATAGGCTTTCAAACGAAGACTACGAAGATCTACTAGCTTCACAAGACGGTGGCTGTGCCATTTGTAAAACTGATAGTTGTTACACACACCCAAAATCGGGAAAGCCTGTAGCATTGTCTGTGGATCATTGTCACGACACAGGCACTATTCGAGGCGTCTTATGTAAAGATTGCAACATAGGACTAGCCAATTTCAAAGATGAACCAACCCTATTACTTAGGGCGATAGACTACTTAACCAAGGAGTTTGATAATGACTAAACCAGTAGCAATACACACAACCCTATATTGGGCATCGCTAAACACTAAAAATGAATTAAGCGGCAAGTATCAAGTTGACTTAGGCAACCTGTCTGACGCTGCTGTAATGGCCCTAGAAGGCATAGGCATTGACGTTAAGAACAAACCAGACTTAGGTAATTACATAAGCTGCAAATCAACAACACCTATCAAGGCTGTGGATGAACATGGTATTCCAATTAGCCCAGAAGTTTTAGTTGGTAATGGCTCTAAAGCTAAAGCAGCCGTTAGTTTCTATGATTGGAAATATATGAACAAGTCTGGTCGTTCACCATCGCTAGTTAAGTTAATGGTTACGGACTTAGTTGAATATGGTAATTCTGCCAACATAGACGACTTAGACTTCTTGTAATGCGTGACGTTGCATTACTCGATCTTGATGTGTTCGTGTATCGTGCAGCATGGGCTACTAATGATGAAGACGAAGCAATTGCAATTCGTACCTTCAATAACTTAGTAGCTGAATCAGTCTTGATAGTTGGTTGTTCTGACTATCAAGGCTACCTATCTGGAAAGGGCAACTTTAGGCATAAGATTGCAAAGACTGCACCATACAAAGGAAACAGGAAAGCAACAAAGCCTCCAATTCACAAGAACGCTATACGATTACACGCAATAGAACATTGGGAAGCTTTGGTGACTGTGGATGAGGAAGCTGACGATGCTATAGCCATTGCAGCCACTAAGAAAGGAAAAGACAATTGTGTTTTAGTTTCAATTGACAAAGACTTTTTGCAAATAGCGGGTAGACATTTCAACCCAGTTAAACGAACTTTCAAGGACATGAATCATGACGAAGCTACGTTGTTTTTTTATACACAAGTTTTAACAGGCGATGCTATTGATAATATCATTGGGTTAAAAGGCATTGGCCCAATTAAAGGCGGTAGAATGTTGGATGGTTGTTTAACTGAAGCTGAAATGTTCAAAGCCTGTGTAGACGCTTATGACGGTAATGTTGATCGTGTTGTAGAAAATGCCAGGCTATTGTGGTTAAGGCGGGAGGAGGGTCAGATATGGGAACCGCCAGAGGCGTAAAGACACGCAACAACAATCAATGGACTGAAGCTCGTTACCGTGGCTTTATTCGTTCAGCATTAAGGGGAGCGTGGCAACGTTGGGGGCCAAATCACGAAGTTAAAAAAACCGCCAGAGTTGAACGTGGGAAATATCGTTGTGCTGGTTATAACAGACGTTCCCACGTTGTCACAGCTTCAATAACTGTAGAAGGAAAACGTAAGAACAACATATTCACAGACCACATTGTTCCAGTTGGTGGTGATGGAGATTGGAATGAAATTATAGAAAATCTATTTTGTGAGGTTGACAACCTACAATTACTGTGTAAAAGCTGTCATGATGTTAAAACAAAGGATGAAAGACATGACAGCAGAACTAGAGATAGAATTAAGGCGTATGGGGATTCTACCAAAACCTGAACCAAAGCCTATTAAAGACTACACGTTTAAAGACCCTAGAGATGAAAACGGAGAGGTGCCATTTTAATGACTGATAAAATTACAGCCACAAGCTTGAAAGTTATGGGTAGTGACATTGACGTTGTTAATGCTGCTAGGGTTTCTTTTGATAAACGTAGTGAAATGGAAAGACCTGATCCGTTTGGGTCGCTAAAGTTGAAGTCTCAAGACGTTAGACTAATTCAATACTTAGCTAGGAATAAACATCTTAGCCCGTTTGGTCATTGCTTCGCCAGCTTCCACGTTCAAGCCCCAGTTTTTGTGGCTAGGCAGTTGGTGAAGCATGAATATCTAAGGTGGAATGAAACAAGCCGTAGGTATGTTGATACTAAGCCAGAGTTCTATACACCTTCTGTTTGGCGTGGTCGTAGTGTTGACAAAAAGCAAGGCAGCGAAGGCGTTGTTAGATTAGACGACTACAGAGCTTCAACACCTACGTTATACCAACAAGCACTTGACGAATACCACAACTTGTTAGACTCTGGCGTTTGCCCAGAACAAGCCCGTATGGTGCTACCACAGTCTATGATGACTGCTTGGTATTGGAGTGGTAGTTTAGACGCCTTTGCTGCCATGTGTAGACTTAGGATGTCTTCTGACACACAAAAGGAAACACAAGAAGTGGCAAAGCAAATAAATAAAGTTATGCTAAAAGCATTTCCGTTTAGTTGGTTATCATTAATGGAGTTGATTGATTGATTAAAGTATTAAAAGTAGTTGACCAAGCTGATGGGTCTGCTAAAGTTGAATTTGATTTTGATGCAAAAACTTACCATCAAATCTTTGAGTATGGTTTTATTGAGCTTCTTAAAAAAGGAATTGAACTTGATAAAGAGAATAAAGAGTAGGGGTGGCGATGAATATGACGCCCTTAATAAACGCACAAGAAAATATTATATGTGGGGCAGGGGTCAACTTAAAAAGATTAAACGTGGATATAACAAACGTTTTAGAAAAGCAACGAAGGTGAAATGTGATGAATAACGAAGACTGCTTAGACATACTAACTAAAGAATATAACGCAATACTACAGAAGTACCAAGGCGTCAGACCATCTTGGGTTAGTACAGAACTTGCCATATTAAGAGAAAAAATTAAGGAGTTTGAGCGTTATGAAGGATGATAACTGGGACGATGTAAACGAGCCAACACATTACACCACAGGTGAAATTGAGGTTGCAGACTTCATTGAAGCTTGGCAAATGTCGTTCTTTGAGGGCAATGTAATTAAATATGTAACTAGAGCGCCTTATAAATCAAACACATTAAAAGACTTAAAAAAGGCTCAATGGTATTTAAATCGCCTAATTAAAGAAGCTGAAATTAATAAGGTTTACAAATGAAGGAATTAGCAGTGACGTTTAAACAATACCAAAACGATGCAGTCCAAACGGCCATATACGACCCAACACACGCCATAGTCTACCCAGCGTTGGGGCTTGCTGGTGAGGCTGGTGAGGTTTCTAATAAGGTTAAGAAGGTTATTCGTGACGGGGTGTTTGATAAAGACGCCATAGCTTCAGAGCTTGGTGATTGCTTGTGGTATATTGCTGTTCTTGCTAGAGACATGAATGTTGATTTGGAAGAAATAGCACAAAACAATCTAAGCAAATTACGAGACAGAAAAGAACGTGGATGTTTGCAGGGAAATGGAGATGCAAGATGAAATTATTTAACTACTTTTGGCGAATATCAAATTATTTGACCACAAGAGCAGAACACAGACGAACAATAAAAATATTAAATCAAATGACAGATTCCGAATTAAGAGACATTGGCATTAGTCGATGTGACATTTCGAGGCTTATCTGGTTAGACGAAGATAAATCAATGACAGGTAGAGGAAAACAATGAACAATATATTACCTACAGACTACCAGAATTTCATAGCCTTATCTCGCTATGCTAAATGGCTACCGCAAGAGGGACGCAGGGAAGATTTTCACGAAACAGTTAGCCGCTACATGGACAATGTAGTTAAGCCATTGGCTGGAGATGATAGTTATATAAACAGCATAACACAGGCTATATTAAGCTTGGATGTTATGCCGTCTATGCGATCTTTAATGACGGCTGGTAAGGCTGCTGACAGGGATAGCACTTGTACCTATAATTGCTCTTACTTGCCTGTAGATGATCCTAAAAGCTTTGACGAAGCAATGTTCATCTTGTTGTGTGGCACAGGGGTAGGCTTCAGTGTAGAGCGTCAGTTTGTGTCTAAGCTACCAGAAGTGCCTGACATGATGTTTGAGAGCGACACAACCATTATAGTTAAGGACAGCAAAGAAGGTTGGGCAAAATCGTATCGCCAACTACTCAGCTTGTTATGGGCGGGTGAAGTCCCCAAATGGGACGTTTCCAATGTTAGACCAGCAGGGGCTAAATTAAAAACCTTTGGTGGTAGAGCATCAGGCCCAGCGCCTCTAGTTGATTTATTCAACTTCACTTGTGATAAGTTCAAAGGCGCTGTAGGTCGGCATCTATCGTCAATTGAATGTCATGATATTATGTGTAAGATCGGTGAAGTTGTT